ACACCGTAAGTCTCATTTTCGGTCATAAGACCCCCTTATTTTTGGCAATAAAAAACCCGCCGAGGCGGGATATGTTTGTTAAATGGTTTGTAGTATTTGACCACCATTCTTGAGTTCAATCGAAAGTGGTGTAATTCCTGTTATAGCGGGGCCGCTAGCTCCGGGTTTACCTAATTCTGAAACCAGTGGCCGCCACAGTGAAGACATTGTACTTCTATCCTCAACAGTTCCCACTTTCCCCCAGCCACCGCCATTACCAGACTTTGAAGAGTTGAGATTATAAAAACTATCATAGTAAAAATAACCTTGACCCGGCATAGTCTTAGTCGCATTAACCTGTTTATACACATGCAGTCTTGAGAACCAGAAGGTATATTCTTCATTTCCATCTGAAGTTACATATTCAGCATCAGGTACTATTCCCGACAAAACACGACCATATGGAGCACCCCCACCGCCTGGAGTACCTTGTCTGGCACTGCTACCCCCACTATAACTTTTATGTGCTGTACCGGCACCACCACCTGAACCTCCGCGGGCCAGTGTTCCGCCATCAATAATAAGTTTTAATTTAGTGTGCTGATTATTTAAGCCAGGTGCACCTTTAAAACCATCCCTTCGCTGAATATAAGCCGGTGGTAAGTCGGGCGAATAATACGCTGTATGGGGCACACCTCCATCACCTCCTCGCCCTACAGCATTTCCTTTGATGACCAGGTTTACTGTAAGGTCAGGGGGAAAGATGCCAGTATCGATTGCTGGAATTTCAGGTGTACCCGTAAATACGACTGTCTCTTCTGCATAACTGCTATTGAATTTGTAGTACTGGGTAATATCAGGCCGGTAACTGCTTGAACTTGCCACCAATACTCCAGGTGAAATCTCAAAAGTAATTTCACCACTAGTTGGTAATTCGCCCCGTTGCATCTTCCAGAGCTGTGCAAGATTAATGTCTAGCTGATCGTAGCGGATAACTAGAGGAGACTCATCAACAGGGATATCACCAAAATCTCTATCATTCAGATAATAGCGCTCATCATAATTGACAGCAGTTAAAGTATTCGCATACTTATCTACAGGACTTTTCTCTGCAAGCAGAAACGGTAGTGAGCTCGAGCCTTCATCTGAAACTACTGTATATACTGTCCTGATGAAGTCATTGTTTTCGAGATTTAACGGATACAGTGGTAAACGTTCAAGTTGTACATGCCGGACATCTACAGGTTTAACGGGAATGAGGTCTACAGAACCATTACCCATTTGCAGATAGATTACATATGCCTTGCCCGCATATAATTTAACTTCATGGGATAACTTAAGAATTAAGCCATTCTGCTGTTCTATCTCCCCGCTCTGCTGGTCCTGTTTACGATTGTCTGCAACCAGAATCCGGTCTCGCAATACAAGTAATTCAGATTCAGCACAAGCATCAAATGTAATACTGGTATGCTGAAACTTTAGCTTATTCCACAGACGCCATGCATTGAAATGCGCCTGCCATCGATTGCGGACTCCAACTGATTTCACCTCCTTAGGATTTTTAGCTCCACGATCAGGTAAATAGATGTTCACCCGGCTGTCATCAACCGGATCAGTCCATTCATAAACAAGTCCGTCATAATCATCCACGATACCAAAGTTAATCTCGCGCTTTTCTGAATCCGGGATCTTATTCCTGAAGTTAAAAAGCAGAACAGAGTTATTGGTTGGCTTCTCAAAATACAATCGCAGCTTATTATTCTGGCGGTACCCGGTGCAGAATACGGCATCACACAACATCTGAACCAGTTCTTCAAATGAAGTATTGGTATCATCAAAAGTGGTACAAAACTCACCAGCCAACGGTGTGCTGAAGTAGTCTACAATGTCCTGATAGGTCTGGTAGATGTTATCCAGGTCAATCTCATCAATGGTCCGGCGACCAATCTTTTCATCCAAAGCCATTGCCACCAATGCATCAGCGAAACTGGATGTTGGAAATAGCGCGCTAGTCATCGCCCCGTTTTTATAAGTTGGAAGCATTCGTTCGAGATCAAAATTGATCTTACGTTCTTTGACAGATAAAGCTCCAGTAGTCGCATAAGTTCGGGCCCGAAAGACTGTTTCATGCTGGTAGACAGTTTCTTGCATAGGATAGGCACCGTAGAGAGCTTGCCACTTCACCTCATCCACTACACTAGATCCAACTCCTGATGCATTGACACGTCTGGCTCGTACCTTACAGCGTCCTTGGAATGTCGTCATATCCAGAGTCGCACCTACAGTCTGCCGGGACTTTGACGAGCCCTTTAATACAATTTGCTGAGTTTGCGGAAATCCGATTTCATTGTCGAATTCATCAAGCGGTGTGACCTCAACTTCAAGAGTGACTTGTGCTGCACTTTGCCTGCCATCACTTTGAACCGTGTAAAGACCATTTGAAGCAACAAAGTTGGCAAGAATACGGTTTCGCTCCTTATTGTCCAGAACGAATGGCCCAATCCACTTCTCCCCTAATGATTCAATAGTCGGAGAAAGATTAGGACTCTTCTGGTTAGGCATATCCTTTAGTGAGAGCCAGTCAGTATTGACAGCAGCAGGATCAGATAAGGTAATCCGGTCATCAGCTACAGATAAGACCTTATATTCACCATCAAGAATACGGGTACCCCCCTTAGAATCCGTAAATCGGGCATTGGTGAGCTTTATCCGATCATTACTCACAAACTTGGCTGTTAAATCAGTCGTATTCCCTGAAGCTCGAAGTAGCTCATTCGGATAACCAAAAGCAATATAGCTGGTGCCAGTCAGAGATTGTGTATCTGCTGGGCGCATAATCTGGCCATTTACAGAGGTCTGCTTTTGAACAGCGAGCGGTAAGGTTGTGATTTCGGAGCCAACAGAAAAATAAGGTTGTCCTGATACGATATCTACACCTGGATGGAATACTTCTACTGATGCCCCGGCGATGTCCACAATCCGGGTATCTCCATCCCATGCACTTTTAATATCGTAGTGTCCGCGTCCAATAACGCCAACAATGTTCTCAACTTCAACGTTGTTTTCATAAGTTGTATAAGGCACAGCAATCAGATCAGGGGTAGACCAGATCCGCCCATAGATATCTGGAATACGGCCATTAATTCGGGTTTTATTCTCCCGGTTGGCCAATTCATTATTAGCAGATGAAGACTGGTTATTGTTCTGATTGGTCTGCGGGACGGTAGGTACAGGCATTAATAAAGCGACTGCGACACTTACAGTCAGCGAAATAATCACAGCCCATACAGCAGCACCAATTTCAATGCCCTTTGGATTTTCAATAACAATAAAGGTGCCAGTGACGAGTAGATCAAGCTCTTCAAGCTCGGCAGCAGTCTTGGGAGTGACCTCATTAGCAACTGAAATCTCGGCAGAATCCATGTTGCTGGTATGATAAAAAATATGCAAATGATCCGGCATGTGATCATAATTTTGAGTCAACCACTGCCCGATACTATTCGCATGTTCAACCTTGTTCTCTTTAGCCAGAGCATCTTCTTTATAAATAACTTTAATCATAGTAACTCACACGGTTGAAGCCAAAAGCCTGTACTACATGAATCGGCATCCAGGACACACCACATTCCTGAATATGTAAAATACGGCCCATACGAAAAAGCCCCACATGGGGGCTCTGGTGTTTATCTCTGTGATGAAAGGCGACGATGCAGCCTTCTTTACCAATGGGTAGCGGATTCAGGAGTTTGATCCGGGACGGTAGAAACTTTTTATCTCGAATGGGTCTCATAAAAAGTTCTAAAGCCTCGGAACGATCAATCCCGTAAAGATCTTTGCCAGCTTCACAGACAAAGTGAACACAGTTATATGACTCCGGGTCATATCGCTTTGATAGTAAATGATCATGACTTTTCATATTGCACCTCGTAGTGCCGAGAACCGGTCCAGTGAGTAGATATCGCCTGTCTTGGTATTGTTGAGCCGTGGTGATTCAGCCTGAAACGTGACAGCCTCATGATCCATCGCAACACCTGCCAGTTGAAGGTTGTATAAGTAATACATTGGCTTGGTGAGATCAGTTGAGCTGTAAATCCTGAAATTTACAGTCGGCTTGACTGTTGCATACTGTCCTTCTCGTACTCGTTCGAACTCATCTGGGAGTAAAGTGCCTAAACCAGAGATTGAGATTTTTAAAGTCTGGTCCAGATCACCCAGCATGCCTGAGCGTTCAATACTAACTGGCATGTATTCGTAGAAGATCTGTCCGCCACCTGGTGAATGCTGCACATATACCCCACGATCATCATTGCGAACTACCCGGTAAGTATTCAGAAAAGATGGGTGATACAGTTCAATACATTCCAGCTGGTAAATACCTGCTTTTCGATTTAGAAAGAACTTTGCATAGTCAGCCTCCATTACATCACCCAATCAGCAATAGCTGCCCTATCAGTAGTCAGACTGTTATCACGCTTTACTACTTCCAGCTGAGCAGAAATGCGATGTAAATTACCGCTGATCTCATTTACAGTGAAAGTCTGCGGGATAAAGTTCACCTGGTATTCCGCCAGAGCAGCATTATCAATGATGAGGTCAGTCAGAAATGGTGCTGGTTCGCTTTGGTAAACGCGCCAGAAAGCCATCATCTTGTTGTATTCAGCTTTATCAAGTGCCCAGCTCGCCTGAACGGTGTCCGTGTTCCGCTTTACATCTATGTAGTAACGACCACGGCCACCATTAAGCTGCTGACGCACAACATCATCCCCAAGCGTAACGGCATATCCGTTTTGCTCAGGATTAAGTTTGAGTTTGTACATACCTATAGTTTCCTTCAGGCGTAAAAAAACCGGCTCTTAACTGGCCGGTTTATTTGGTTGCATTACATGGTCCAGAGATAAAAACTAATAATCAAAGGGATAAATATTTCTATAAAGTGCCATGCTTTCATCATGTTTATCCCACAATACGCCAAAGCAAAAAACCCAAAGCGCCTGTTAATCCTGAAATGCTTACAATCACAAGTGATATAGCTTTGCCCCATGCCATAATGATTGCAGCCCTACCTGCATCTTTAGTACTCATTCTGCCCTCTATACTAATAATAGGTTGGGTGTTAATATTTTCTTCAGTTGATTTCATTAATAGTTAAACTCCTTAACTGTTAATCAAGAACCTCAGTGTTGGCGCACTGGGGTTTTTGCTTTTCTGGAGTTATTACATCCTGTTTAACTATTCAAAAGAACTGGAAATGCTTCCAAAAATTCAGGCATTAAAAAAGCACCTTAAGGTGCTTTTCTTTTGACAAAAAACCACTCCGGAGAGTGGTTCTTTATACTTAACCTTTTCGCAGCATATATCTACCCATTTGGAGTACATCACTACCATATAGGGTGTTGAGTACTCCATCAAAATGTCTAGTGAACTCTTTTACATTGAATGGGTAGTAGCCATGAGGTAAAGGCATTACGGATAATATGCCATCCCGAGCGTTTACGAACCATGACTCATATTGACCACCATTAAACTCATGGTTGATCTGCTGAGCTACTTGAACCACTTCTTGCGGATAAGGTAAAGCTTTAACTTCTTCCTTCTCAATCCTTTGCTTAACTTCCATTTCAAGTAAATATTTAACCGCATCCTCAAAATGAATAGCCAATAACTCATGATAGGAATTAATTTTAAAATGGCGATTATGTCGGGTCCAAACTTGTGCTCGTAAACCTTGATTGCCATTTACCTTGTGGTCAACGATTTTGTGTAGCGTATCTTTTTGCTCTGCTGTAATGGTTTGACGACTACCCACCTTCCATTGTGTTGTCAGCATTTTATACGCACGAATCACAGTTAAATGAAACTTTGCAGAAATCCACATAGCGTAAGAGTAAACTAGATCTTCTACAACATAAGTGCCTTGGTCTTTTCCTCTGCCGCGAACAACATTAATAGCACTTAAATTATGATTCTCAGATTTGAGCATCATAGAACTCTGTTCAATTTCCTTAATTAAGTCCTTTGTTTGCTCGCTTCGTAAAAAATTGGATGGTTTATGCTTATCCATTCCTCCACTAGCTTTATGCAAATCATTAATGCAATAGCGCCCATCTTCATCTTGGCGTATTTGGAAATCACCAATCACCAACGACTGAGCATTTGGATTTACTAGTTTTTGTGATAAATTAGACATGTGTTTACATCCTTTCGTGATGGCAAAGAAACCTTGTGATATGTGAGAGTTGAACAAGGTTTTTTTGTGCCTTTTTTCATGTTTAATGAAAAATGAACAAGTATAAATTCAATGGATTCAGTAAATAGTCTCTATTGAACTCTATGTTTACTCTATAAGACTTATACTTAAATGCCTACCCCTATACGTAACAACTGCGCCAACTTATGCTGAGCAAAAATTAAATTCTAAAAAATAAAAATATGCGCAAGGTTATAAATTTATAGCCCAGTTATAGGCATATGATAGGCAAAAAGCATATTTGGCTATAGCCAGCCTATAAATATGCATAATTGCCTATAAAGCTATAGCTTTTATGCGCTAACGCATAAAGTAAGAATCTTTATGCATAATTAAAAAACATCAATTAATTAATATTTAGTTACAAATTCATTCTAATAATTCAGATGTTTGTAATAAAAACCATCCCGAAGGATGGCTCCTTACTTTATCGGCTTAGACGTTTAGCAGCAGCCTGAATAATGTCAGGTAGTATTGCTGCTTTAGGTCCATCACGATCACCTATAATACTAGCGATATTATCTTCATGTAGAATCCATGCCTGGTTTGGCACAAACTGGACTTGAGGCTTTCCAGTTTGATAATTAATCGTTAGCAACATACGTTGATCCTGAACAATTCGGGTAACAACCGCACGCGCAATTGATTCCTTATTAAAATCAGGTATCTCAGGTTCTTTACCTTTCAGACGCTTGATCTCGTCATAAAGCTTATTAAGCCAGTTATGCACTTTATTTGTAGTTTCAGAATCGAGTAGCTTTAGGGCTTGCAATTCTTCATCCTCTAAACGATCTACTTTTGGAATATACTCACCCATCAAGTGATGCACATACTCTACTGCTAGCGGCAATTGGTCATAAGGAATTTCATCAATGTGCTCTACATTAAAACGATGATGAACTAACTTATATGCATCAGAGTAGTTTAAAAACTTAGCCTTCCCCACCAGCATATTTACTGCATCTTTCAAAGGCACACGTTCTTTTTTGGTAGTACGTGGATTAACAGCCTTACCTTTAGTCCAGTAGTCCCAAAGCACATCATCACACTCTTCTTGATACTTGATTACAGTATCGCGGAGTTCAGGTTTTACTTTATTAGGATTTACAGAGTAAAGCCACGCTGGTAATTTTCTCACAGGGATACAAGTATGAGAACGAGACTGATCATCCCCTAATATCTGCATTGTGATTTCCACAACGCAGGTCGCAAACTTTTGTTTTATCTTCGTAAACTGTGAAGCCCAATCCAAACCCATGCCTTGAACTATTTGACGCAACGGGGTATATGGCTGCCCATTATGTTCAATTAAAAATAATTCAGTATTATGGAATGGTACGGTTATTTGTTGTAAACTCATAGTTGTCATAACTATTTTCCTTTGGGTTATTTGACACTCAAAACCTTGTTTATTCTTGGCGGAAGGCAAGGTTTTTTTGTACCTGTCGGTTCATGCTTTCGCATTCTCTTGTTGTTTCAAAAACTGTTCAACTGCTTTATTGATTAAATAATTCATTGAACGCTGGTCTTTCTTTGCCATCTGCTTTAATGGCTCATGCAATTCATTTATTAAACGAAAACGCACATCGGTTGAGTTTTTCAAACGTGCTTCCATAAAGCCCTCCAATAATGCCACATTTTGTGGCCTTTAATAACTATAGCCACACTTTGTGGTAATGTAAATAACTATTCGAAATATTTGCCACAATTTGTGGTATTGAGGTTTTAATGAGTAATCAAGCTGATCACACTATAGTTAGGTTGCGTGTACCACCCGAGCTAAAACAAAAAATTGAAGAATCAGCGGAACAAAATAACCGCTCACAAAGTGCTGAAATGGTTGCACGGTTGGAGAAAAGTTTTGAGGATGATATTGAGAAATCTTTAACAACTACACTTATAAAAGCCTCTGAAAGACATACTGAAGCACTTCAAAAACAAATTGATATCTCAAATTTAATAATGATGCAGTTAGCTGAGAAACTCCCTGATGAAGACCCAGTTAAAGCTAAAATAATAGATATGCTAAAAAACTAAACACATGTAAAAAGCACCCTAGGGTGCTTTTCTTTATCTAGCTAAAGGTTTTGCTCGTGGGGATGGGTTCTCTGTAGTTAAAGCTTCTGAAGCAAAATCAGCTCTACTATATGCATTTTCAGTAAACCATGCACAAGTCCACTCTGTACCGTAATTTGCTTGTCCGTTAATCGTCATAGCTGGCCCACCGGATTTCAAATAAACCACATCACCAACTTTTAAATCGCTCATCACTTCCCTCATGATTTAATTATGATCTCTATTTATATCTCAAACAGTATATTTTTCAAGCGAAGGCAACTAACATTTTTTTAATCAACTCAACAAAAAACTTCACTCGAAAAGCATACTTACTCAAACCTAAACTTCCATAACCTTAATCTTGAAGACCTTACATATCCCGACATAGCTGCTACATCAGCGATTGAATCCATTCTCTACACTGAATTTAGGTTTTAGAAACGTAGAGGAAATTCAAATGAAAAAGTATTCGAAAATTCTAATGTTAGCTTTATTCGGATTCACTGGTACAGGGACTATTGCGGCAGAATCTATTCCTATTGAAGTCACTGCCGCGGCTGAAGCACAACAAGTTGCTTTAGAGTATGCAAGGGAACAAACAAGAACCTCTCAACCATCTGATGGGTGAAACTAGGTTTTAATTAGATAGTTATCAGGTATTAAAAAACCACTCCAGAGAGTGGCCTTTATATTAAGCATCGTCAAATAAATCTAATCCAATTTTTAACTCATTCCTTGAATAAACCTTTAAGTCTAGTTCAAGTTTTTTTACAATTTTTATAATTCCCTTGTCTTCTGATAGCAATACTTCTGCATCATTAGCAAGGGCAATTGCGATTATCTGCAAGTCCACTTTAACTCTTTGCTTATCATCATCTGGATCCTTATGAAGCTTACTAGATAGCTCACCACAAATTAATGCGGCTTTTTTATCCAAAATTCCTGTAAGAACTTTATTATGTTCATATGCTAATAATTGCATGCGTCGTTTGTTAAAATCACAAGCTGTAAACTCAGCAATGACAGGAGTGGGAATTAATAATGTTGCATTATTTTGATGTAAAAAAGTTTCTAAGTTATTGTGTACAGCTCTATCAGAAACTAAGTGAATCAAAATATTATTATCAATGGCAACAATCACTCATGACGCTCCTTAAGCCATTCTGCTATAGGGTCGTCAAATTCATTCCAACCACTATCCCCAGCACCCTTGAATTCATTAATCCAATCTAAAATATTTCCATCTTCAATTTCTTGTATATTATCAGCAGTAAACTCTACAAGTTCTAGATCATTATAACTTCTATATCTATATTTCGCTTTTCCAATAAACTGCAGCTGATGTTGCGTGCGCCATTTATTACCTAAATGCATTGAAAGGGCTGGCGATATTGCAACACTAACATTCTTACCAGCTATTGTTTGTACTTGGATATGATCAGTTTTATCACTACCCTCTTTAAGACCAATTACTCGACCTCGAATAGCCTCTTGCTGAGTGAAAAGAAAGCCCTCTTCCTTTCTTTTAAAATCATATAACTTAATGTACTCATCATTCGCAGAAGTTTTATATCGCAATAGAGTACTTGCATTTGGATACTTATTTAAAAATTCTGTAATTGTTTTATAGGCGCCAGTTTCATCATTAATTGATTTCTTAAAATTTGCTACTTTTTCTTCAAAATATTGATATTCGAATTTAACACAAAAATCTGCCGACCCTTCCTTTACATCTCCCCACATGAGATTTTTGGCGCCTAGCATTTTACACAATGATTCTAATAGCTTAGCTGAATCAAGTGGGTTAATCTCTTTAAGCTTTATGCCACTTACATATAGAGAGAATGTGTATTCTGTTTCATTAGACATGACACTCACCTCCTATGCGCAATGTTATGGCTTTATCACTAATACTATATTAGCATTCGCGTAATTTAGCATCTTTACATTTTTGTTCAATAGATTAAAAAAAATTAAGTGACACAGAATGTCGTTAGAAAAGAAACCAAGCTAACCTGATTTCTTCTTAATGGCTAACATGCACTCTTCTTCAAATATGAGCGGCTTAGGCACCTCTGCATTTTTGAATAAAAAATTCTCCCTTATCAAAAAAGTCTAACTAAGCTAGCTTTTTCTATCTAATCCCTTAGAATCTGTCGCGCTCTTAACTCATAAAATAAAACATGAAACTAAATCTCAGTCTTGATTTGGCAGTGGTTATTTCAATTATTACTGTCTTCTTATTTGCAAATGGTAATGCCTATCTGGGTGGATATCTACACATATTTAATATTGATCCTCTAGTTCTTAATTTTTCAGTCCAAGATAAAATTTATATTGGTTATTTAAGAGGATTTCATTATCTATGTTATTTTATATTAATTCTTTTAGGATATATCGTCTTAAGATATTTTCTTTTGTCTTTAGATGTGCCTAGTTCATTCAATAGATATTTAACTAAAAAGTTAAATACTCTTCATCCTAAACATAAATTAAGTATTCATAATTCCTCATTCTATGAGGAATTAGATGTATCTTATAAACATGATACTTTTTTTGGCTTAATAGTTTTTATACTTTTAATATCAACTTTATTACTATTAGCAAATAGCGAAAAGTCAGCCAAAGCTGCAGCTCATAAAGATATACAAACTCTGGATTTTGAAAAAGTTCAATTAAGAAATAAAAAAGGTACTCCTACCCTCTTCCTTGTTGAGTGCGGTGCGTCTCTTTGCGCTGTGATGGGAAAAGATAAAAAAGTTATTTTAGAAGAACCTAAAAATATTATATTTCCTGTTAGAAAAGAGAAAGCACCCTAGGGTGCTAAGTTTGTTCTAACAATACAATAGCTAAGCCGCATTCGACTAAAGCTGAGAATACCTTTTTTTCATCTGCTCAAACTGATAAGTAAATCCTTTAAGGGAATATTCATTATCAATATTATAATCATTAGGCCATTTTCTATATCTTGTATAAATAGTAAGACCTTTCTTCATCTGCTCAATAATTTTCGATGCACTCAAGCCAAAGCTACCCTCAACACCGTATATTGCCGGGTTATTATCGATTTTAACTGCCGACTTTGATTTAGGATAATGATCACCTACTATGAATACACCAGCTCCGGCTTGTCCGATATAAGCAGTTATAGGCCCTTGTGCAAAATAACAGAACTTTGTGTCATCAAACTTATCTTTTTTACAGCTAATATCAGACCAATCACCCTCTGGCTTTAAATCTCCACCAAAATCTTTAAAAGTATTTATTGATTTGAAATTTACTTCTGAATGGTTAGTTTTTCTTTGTTCATTTTCTTGAATAGCTTCAATAAGATTATTATCTTTGCTTCCTAATAAATAGGAATTCAACTCCTCATCAATGAGAAGTGTTAACAATTTTTTATTTTGAGGGTCATACGCTACAAATGCTTGAAGCTGCTGTCCTAAAAAACTATTATTTTTCTGCCATAGATTCATAACAATTATACTATTTTTATAAACTGAACCTTCATCAATACATTGACCCATATCAAAATTTTTTGCTTTTAAACCTCCAAAGAATGAGAGACTTGCATCCAAGAGCGTTTTATACTTTTTATCATTTTCATAGAGTAAAAAGCTTGAAACTGAGCAATCTTTTAATAGCTGTTGTGATGAAGAGTTTATTAATTCTAAGCCGGTTACCCTTGGAGCTGAGTGGGCAACTGGCAAGACAAACATCATTAATAGTATAATTGCGTAAATGCGCATGTTTTTCTCCTTAAAGGAGTTTTTAAAATACTAATTTCATAAAGAAAAATAAACCCATCAAAGTGGATCAATCAAGAACTGAATTGTCTAAGCTGACTATCTATGTCACAAAAAGCAGAATTAAGCTTATAACATAATATTTAAGTGAGTTATTTAGCCCCAGCTATTAGGATATTTTTTTTGCATTTGTTTTGCTTCCTCAGCTCTAGCTAAATCATTTTTAACTTTTGCAACAGTTCTCGTTAGTTCATTCTCATTAATAAAGTCTTCAGATATTTTTTCCTCTTCCAAGATTCTCTTTATTTTTATAAAAATATTTTTACGTTCAATTTCAAACGCTTCAAGCAGTATTTCATACTTTTTATTTTGCTCCTGATATTCAGGTGTTTTTTCATTAAATTTAATCAGGAACTCCAGAGAGTTTATTTTTGCGTCTAACGTAAACAAATGATAATCCAGATTTATTAGAGATTTTTGAAAATAATCTAGACGCAATTCTGCAAAGTTTTTATAGGGGGTTTCAAAAGACTGTTCCAATCTAGCAACTACATCAGCATTAATTGAACGCCCTAATTCATTAGCAGATTCAGTAATCTTATTTTTTAATTCTGCTGGCAACCTAACTTTAAGTTGCGGATCTTCTCTACTCATACAAAACCTAACATATACCGCAAATACAGAATACTTATTCTATACCACCGTGGGGTATTGACAATAGAACCACCGTGGTTTAATTTTACATTATATAAACCACGGTGGTTTATTGTTAGGATAGATTTAATATGAAGCTTACAAGTCCACCTCAGGTAAAGGTCAGGGTTCTTGATCCGCAGGATCATAAATGGCTCAAAGATCAGGCTGATAAAAATGATTGCTCAATAAACTATGTGATCAATCAAGCAATCAAACTCTACAAACAAATTCAAGGAGCAACATCATGAACGCAAAAATAAATAATAGTGTGACTGTTGCCGGTGTTCAAACGGTCGTTACTGAATACAAATCAACACCTGTGATGACTACTGCTCAACTCGCAGAATTTTATGGCGCACAATCCAGAAATATAACTGATAATTTTTCAAATAATGCAGAGCGATTTGAGGAAGGAAAGCATTATTTTAAAGTGGAAGGTGTTGAGCTAAAAGGCTTTAAGGACTACACCGATAATATCGGTTCAGTTCAAATTAGTAAAAATACACGATCTTTAATGCTATGGACTGAAAAAGGTGCAGCGCGTCATGCCAAGATTCTCGATACTGAGCAAGCGTGGAATGTGTTTGAACAATTGGAAGACTCCTACTTCAAAGCCAAGGAGCTCCTGCAAAACTTTGACCCAATGAAAACTCTTTCTGATCCAAGTGCCCTTCGCGGTCTATTGCTCGGATATTCAGAGAAAGTAATTGAGCTGGAAACCAAAGTTGAAGAAATGCAGCCTACTGTAGAAGCATTTGAACGCATTGCTACAGCAGATGGTAGTCTTTGCATCACAGATACGGCTAAGGCTCTGCAAGTTACACCAAAATTCTTATTTTCTTTCCTTAGTCAAAACCAGTGGATTTATAAACGTGCCGGTACTACTCATTACCTTGGGTATCAAGATAAAGTGCAAGCTGGATTTTTAGAGCACAAGGTCACAGAAGTAACTCGTGGTGATGGCACCACAAAGATTACTGAGCAGGTTCGTGTCACCCCAAAAGGTTTAACCAAGCTCGCTAAAGTTATTGGCAACAATAAATGATTATTTTAGACAACAAAAAAGCCCGACTGTTTGGCGACACGGGCTTTGATGAAGTTAACAACTCTGAGAATTATCAACTATGAACACTATAGCACCTGTTGCAACCGAAACTCAAGCCCAACCTAAATTCAAAAAAGAGAATCTAATGTCTGACCTCAAATGCACTTCTGAAAAGCTTGGTGAAATGGCAGCCCTCTTTCAAATGATTCACAAACTTGTTGAAGAAGGAAATACTTCATCTATGCATACCATCAAACGTTTAGCTGGCCTTGGCTGGTACTCATGTGAAGATTGGGCTGCTGCCGTAGAGTGTTTTGAGGAAAGTCTACAGAATAACTCATCATCCTATTATCACTAAGTGACTCTCAGTCACTTAGTCTATCCAGCATCAAAAAAGCACCCTAGGGTGCTTTACGTGCATTCACTATTTTCCACACTTCCTGTATATATGATTGAACCATCCTCTGCCTTGACCGACATTGAGGCTAATTGCCGATTATTTTGTTTATGCAAGTGTTGATCCCATACAGCGCAAGCTGAATCTTTTAATTGTTTATCATAAATGGCTTTAAGTATTGATGGTGGATATTCACCCTTTTTGCTAACTGTTAGGTCTTGCACCCTATAAATTAACATATTGCTAGCTATTGTAACTCCCTCATAAAACACTTCGCTATTTAATTGCATTGGATACATAGCAGCCATCTGATCATTCACATCTCTATAAAGTTCATCAACAGCTTTTTTATTTAAATATTTGAATTCTTTATCTACATATCCGCGATCAAGAAGATATAAATCCTCCTTGCTTGGGGTGGTGTTTTCCCATGCGAGTGCGTCAAAACTCAAACCAGATAGTAATAACCCACAAAGTAAAATTGGTTCTTTCATGGTATTTGTACTCACCCCCGAATATTTATTATAGGAAGTAAAATACTGTTTTTAGTAGTAAAAGAAAAGCCACTTGAGAGTGGCTTACCTTAACTTTATTTAGACTTAATTAGCTTTGAGTTTCTCTTTACATGCTGGTGTTACATTAGTTTTCTGGTCATCTTTTAGTAGTTTATAACTACCTCCGGCTCCATAAGCTAGTTCCATTGAATTTTTAGTCTCATTCTTAATGGTCCAGAAACTTCCATCTTGAGTATAGATCTTTTCACCCACTTTTTTAATTGATTGTACTTTTGCCTCACCTTGATAGTCTTGGCAAATGATACCCGTCCCATCTTGGTTTACCTTAAGAGTAGCTACAGAAATATTTGAGTGTGGCCCCGTCCAATAACCTGGATTATTTGTTTGAGTAGGGCTTAATTCATAGAAGTTTGAAGTTGTAGCACACCCTACCACACCTAAAACTAGAGCCACTAAGATAATCTTTTTCATAAATACCCCTTTTTTTTATCAGAATACTTTCTATTCATTTGAAATGAAACCACTCCGAAGAGTGGTTTCTATTTTACCGATTTCGTCTAGCCGTCGTATTCTTGGAAACAGCTCTACTAACCCTAGAATTTGGATTAGAAATCTGTTCCTCAAATGCTTTAGGCATCTCATCCCTGACTATCAGCCTGATTTCTCTTTCGCTGATCTGTTCAGTTTCAACTGTTACGCCACTAACTTGATTAATAACTTCAATATTAATCTGCGGTGCCGGAGCATTGGCAGCCGCAACTAAGTTAGTCTGACGAGTTTCACGCTGTACAGACAAGTATTGAGTAAGATCTCTATTCTGTTGAGGATTAAGTACACGTTCTCCACCATCCAAAAGCCATGTACCTTCTTTTGGAATATTATCTATTCCATTATGGGCCATTCCTGCAATAGTTTGCCCAGCAATAATACCTGCATTGGCGTAGCCAAAAGCCAATATTGCGCTTGCTGCCGGAATTTTACCAACAAACGGAAGTGTAATATCGGCCGTAGTCTGGACTGCTGCTAGGTGTGCTGAAACAATTGCTGATGCTGCGGCAAAGGACTGTTGTGCCAAGAACATGGCTTTAAAAGCATTAGAGCTTTCTCCTCTAGCATCCTTTACGATTTGAGTTAAACTCCCCCATGTGCTTGAGGCAGATGTCAACATTTGATTATAAAGCTGCAATTGATTTTCTTGATCCGCCTTCCGGGCATCAAAAGCCTTAAAGTCATATTCATCTTGAAGTTGCTGTTTAGCTTCAAGGAAAATCCTTTCAGCTTCTAACCTCTCCTCATGACTTGTTCTCTCAGACTCTTTAACAGCAGCAAGATTATCTCTGAGTTTCTGTAGAGTTTTTTCATTGTCCTCATCCAATCTTTGCAGATTGGTTTTTGGCACGGATGCATAGTTCATTGATTTCAGGAACTGTCCGGAAGTATCGTTTAGATCAGAGGATACTTTTCCTACACCTCCACGGATGAAGTTAGCATTTAAGGCACTTATTTTGCGTCTACGCTCTTCTAAATCCGTGATTTTAGCTATTTCCATATACTCAAAAGTGTAGCGTTTTCTGATGCGTTCCATTTCACCCATCATGAACTGTTCAGCTTCAAAAATACGCTGCTCCTGAGCCATCTTCATCCATGCAAGTTCTTGCTGGCGCTGCTTCTCAAGGTTTAATGATAGTTCTGTATATTCTTCTGCTGTCAGGTCAAGATCATGCTTTAAATCACGCTGGCGATGTGCATAACTTTCATTCAGCAATTGCTCTTCCGACTTCATATAGTCAGAGTAAGAAGCGATTTTATCCTGTTTGGCAGCTTCTAAAATCTGAATCTCAATATCAGCACGCTGTTGGGCCTGGAATTTAAGCTCAGAGACTTTATCTGCACTAAAATCAGCTGCTTCAATTTCTTGAATACGGTCTGCTAAGCTCTGGCGAATTTTACCGATCTCATCTGCTGCTTCATATTCAATGCGCTTACGGGTCTCAGCTTGTTCAGCGAGTAATCTGATTCTATCGTCAAGAATCTTATCAAAGTCATTAACAGTGAATTCAGCATCAAATGACAGGCCGCTTTGTCCAGCCATATAACCTTGGAAGTCTTTCCAATATTGGTTGTTATATTTGCCAATATTTTTACCCTTCTGAACATTACCCTCACCTGCATGGTAGGCACGTACAGCCTTCTCCAAGTCTCCCTTAAACAACTTCAGCAGATAGCTCATATATTTGGCTGCACCTTCGGCAGATTGTGCTAAGTCATTGCGGTTTTTTACTCCATATTGATCGGCCGTTCCTTTTAAGAATTGGAAACCGCCACTAGCACCAGTACTTTTGTTATAAGCCTCCGCATTGCCTTTTGATTCAATCATGTGAATAGATGACAAGGTGCCCGAAGGTAACTTGTAATTACTTTCAAGTTGTGAAAAATTATATTTAGCTGCATTGGCTTGAACCTTGGAATTTACCTGTAGAACTTTGCCTTGTTGCTCAAGAATAGATAATCGCTCTTTCTCTCGTTCATTACGACCATCTAAGGCCTTGTCTTGCGCCAATACAGCCTTGTATTCTTCCGTGATACGCTTTTTAACCTCATCATAAAACTTTCCAGTTGCTGTATTGATTGAGCCTTCAACAGCCACATACTTATTGATGATAGAAATTAATCGATCATCATAGTTAAGGTCTGCTAGTCGCTTGGTAACAGTGGCTTCAACGATATTGCCCTTAGCTTGATTAAATAGTTTTTCCAGCTCAGCATTAAGTTTAAATACTGCCTGAGCACCCTGTTGAGCTTTAAGTCTCGCTGAATCAATACCTGCGGCAGTAGCCTCAAGTTTTGGCTTTGTTTCGGCCAGAGTATTATTAAGCTCCCTATACTTGTCTCGATAATTGGCAGCATTAGCAATATCATCCTTCCCAATCGTTTCGATTTTATTCAGTCGGTTAAAAGCCTCTTCTACTCCAAGAACACCAGCACGAAGTTCATTGTAAATACGTTGGACTTCCAGATTCTTCTTGTTGTGGTCAAGAATTTGCTCAGTGGCTTCAATAAATTCCTGTTTAAGACCTTTTAACTGATTAGTTTGAGTTTTAAATGTGAGGGCAAGTGACTCATTAGCCGCTCGACGCTGAACACCTTCCAGTTTTTCTAGCTCTGTGGTCGCCATTCCTGCAAATTTACCCTGCTCTTCGAGCATTTTATTTGCCTCTTCACCATTATCAGTAGCCAGCATATAAATTGCTGCTAATGCCGTTACCCCTAAAGTAAGTGCTCCGACTGGACCGCCAACCAAACCAAGCAGCATTGCTCCACGCGAACGGGCGGCATTGTTTGCATTTTGGGCTGCGGTATCTGCAATAGTTGCAGCAGTCCTTTGTTTTTCCGCTAGTGCAAGCGCAACTTCGGCTTGTGTTAATCGCATGGTTGCAGCTGCACGCGCTTGGCGCGTTGTTGCATTATTTAATTCCTGCCGAGCCAAGTGAAGTTCAGTAAGTGCTAGACCGGCCACTTGTCGTGTGCGCTGCACTTCAAGTCCTGATAATTGTATTTGGGTTTCTAGTTCTGCTAGGTTTGCCGCTCTTCGCTGCATTGATGCAGCAATTGCGCCTTTTACAGCAATAGTCTGACCAACGATAGATTTAGTCAGATACGCCACACTACCTACAACGGCTATGTCTGCAATAAGGTCGAGATTGCCAGCTAGAGTCTGAATTGATCCTGATAATAGATTTGCAGCACCAGAACCTTTACCAGCTTCACCCACAAATTGAGTTACTGCATTGCTTAGCATACCCAGTGACTGACCAATCGTTGCGTCAGTTTTAGCAAATTCAGCATCAGCTGTAGATGACATTTTTAAAAGAGCTTGTGTGACCACTTCGGATGTCAGCTTTCCTTCGCCGGCCAGTTTTTTAAGCTGACCAATAGGTACATTCATCCCTTTGGCAAGTAGCTGCATTACTCCATAGCCATTTTCCATAACCGAGTTAAATTCATCACCTGATAGCTTTCCGGCACCCAGAGACTGCCCGAGCTGCATAATGGCTGCTGCGGCCTGTTCACTGCTTGAGCCTGACAGAGCAATACCTTTGGAGATGGTTTCAGTCAAACGACCAATATCTTTCTGTGCAATTCCGGCGGCTTCAGCATTCATCGCCAGTTTCTGATAAACCTGTGTCACGCTCTCCCAAGATGAGCGTGACCGTTGTGCAATTGCAAAGGTTTCATTCATTGCACTGCTCAGTTGGATCTGACTATGGGTAACAAGTTTCAACTGGTTATTGATACCTGTGTAAGTATCCATTTTGGAGATAGCTGCTCCCACAGTTACAATTCCAGCCATGTAGCCTGCAAACTCTCGTACTGCTGTTGATGCACCGTTCATTGACTTTGCAGCATAGTCACCGTTTCTCTGAATACTTTGTAATTCAGTGCTGATCGCATGGGCATCACGTACTGCTTGGCGTGAGTCAATTACTACTGTTAAGCGAGATTCTTGAGCCATTTTTACTTTCCTTTAGATATAAAAAAACCGGCCTGATTAGCCGGTATAAGAGGTTGGTTTTTTATTACTTAATGCTTCGTGATTTCTCTATCACCCAAGTAGATATCTGGATACCAATTGCACTATTCATTAATAAATCGTAGGCATTTTTCGGAGAGTAGCGGGTTTCATGCACCAGCTCTTCCTTGCCTTTTTGTTGAAGCGAAACGTTTTCCCAGTCCTGGATTGCATGGGTAGCAATAATTCTAGTGTGTTCCTGATAAAGCTTAGTATGGTTCATCTTAAAAATACTATTCTTTATGTTCAGGTCCATAATTGCAGCTTGGAGTTTAGGATCATCAAAAGGCTTAATCCGAAAACAACCAAATGCTTCTCCATCCTCAAGTTTAAATACAAACCACTTTGATTTATCAGTCATTTCATTTTCCTTAAGATAATAAAAAACCGCCTTTCGGCGGTTTTCATCAGATGGTATTACCACAGATATCTTTGGTACCTGCTGGGAAGCTGGAAACCATTCTTGCATGGTCTGTGATCAGTTCCATTGAAAGAGGCTTACCTATATTTGTTGAAGTCGTAGGAACATTGGCAATGGAACCTTCGTACTGAAATACAACTTTTCTGATTTTATTACTAAAAGTTCCCACATAACCTTCATCAACACTATTAATGATTAAGCCATATTTACTTGTATTCTGATTTAAATATACGCCTAAGTTCTGTATCGCGGTATCTGAGTAAGGTTTTACATCAATATGTTTTATTTCAACTCCCTGTCCGGTAGATGAAGGTCCGTACTGCATAATAAGAAGTGTTCTTTTATAATTCTGGATTGATGTGTTATTTGAGTAAGTAATACTGAGAGAATGTACTTTGTCAGATTCATCTACCCCAAGTAAAGTATATGCTTGCATTGTATTTTCGGTACCAGGTAGATCGTATGAGATCACTTGGGACTTAAACTCAAATGCACTAATTCCATTTTCAGGCAAACTAGCATAACCACTCAGAACTGAAGCTTTTGGATCAAAATTTGGATTCCTTGCCCGGTAATTAATCTGACCTGAGGTAGCTTGAAACGTATAAGAAGCTTTCTGTCCTACAATTGATGGAAATCCTGAAGCCCCAGCCTCATTGATAACTCCATTCATACTATAGGTGCACTCAGCAAAAGCTCCCTCTACCAAAGTAAAGCCCAAAACCATCCCAAGAATTATTCTTTTCATTTTAAATTCCTTTATTTTTTGAACTTCTAATATATTTATTTTTTTGAATTAATTAAGAAAAATAAGATAAGTGGTTTATTAATCTTCAAGCGAGATCTTCTACAATAAGTTAAATCAGCACTTCACCTTATCTTTCTGTATGTAATAGTCCAATGCAATCTTCATATCCTGAAGTAACTTTGACTCCGTATATTCATTTGGAGAAAGCTTCAGTAAAGCTGGCATATACTCATTTTTATACACAGCTGGATAATCTTTACAGATAATCTGGGTGCGCTGTTCATGACTTGTATTTGGATCATCTAGCTGGTCCAAAAAATCGCTAATTTTCTCATCGGCCAGTTCAAATTGATTTATCACAGCCGGATCTTGTGAAGGCTCAGCAGCAGCTTGTTCAGGTTCTCTCTGGCATGCCGTAAGTGTTAAAGCCAGGATTAAAGTGAGCAGTATTTTTATTTTCATGTTAGTTCTGATTAAAGTTTGACTGGGCCATTATATGCTCCAGTAGAGAAAAGAAAAGCCACCCGAAGGTGGCGTAGCTTAAAGATAACTTTAGCAGCGACCACATTGCCTCGCACCATCATGTTTCTTTTTCCAGTTGAATGCGTCAGCAATTCGGCCTGTTGGTTGGCTATGAATTAAATCCCCATCCGCAATAATTGCTGCCTCCAATTGTTCAAGTTGATCTAGAGTCTCAATCAGATTGAATAAAGATCGGAGGGTTACGATGATTTTAAAGTTAGGGAATTTTGACTCTATTTCATCCTGCTTTTCAGAGAGATCAATCATGCCGGCTTTTGATGCTGCCACTACCATGTAAGCTGTGCCATCAATAAGGAAATCAACTTCCTGATCATTATCATTTGCCTGTCTACAAGCGAAAATAAGATAGGCAAGATCAACTTTATTCATCTCAAATATCCTTTTTCGAAAATGGTAAAGATGGCTGCAACTCACTTTCTAAGTGTGCAATCTCATTTTCAAATATTGGCTTATCATCTCGCCACTGTCGCATCCCACGAGCTTGGCCACTCACCTGCTCTTTTCTATTTTTATATTCAAAGCTAACTTGGTTATATCTAACCCATTTAGATTGGAAGGCTTGTGTTAGTTGGCTTGCCATCCAGTTAAAGGCATTAATGAAATCTATTTTAGTTTTCATTGCTTTTTCGCCAGTAAATCCCATAACCAGTAGCATGAATCCATCTTTTGAGATTTTGTAAAACGGAGTATTTCTAGTGGCATTACCTATCCTCTTGTTTTCAAAGGTTAATCCAAAATTGGATTTGGCAAACTCCTCACCACACTGCTTGATTAGCTTTTTAATATCTCGCATGACATGGTTATGTGTTTTCCCGAATGCTTCAGCTACCGAATAGCTTGTAGTTTTAGCTTCACCATTCTCGCTTGATACCATGGCACGCAGATTCATTGTACTCATCATATTCATGATTAATCTCTCTTTAATGCTCACGTTCAAAATTAATATGCCGACAACACGTTGAACGTGGAGAGATACGTGTGTTCGATAGCTAATCTAGTCGGCAAAACTGGGCAATAAAAAAGCCCCACATTTCTGTAGGGCTATTCTGGGTGAAATAAAAATTGGCTTTTTTCTCTATTCCTAAAATTAAAACTAGCGCTTCCTCTTCAGCTCCCGACTTCTTTTCTCTTGAGCTTTAAACGCTTCATCCAGATAAATATTGTCGATAGCAAAGATCGCAGCGTTAAAGATGTATCGCTCTACCGGCAGCTCATACTGTTCACAGTAAGCATTTAAATCGGCAATATTGAGTGAAAGTGGTGTGCCCTGCTCATATCTTCGTGATCGAGCAATCGTATTGTATGCCTCAAGTAAGGCATGAGCGATATAGCTGTATTCTGGTGGTTTAGGCGCCTTTGCACCTAAACTCTCCATTTGTTTTAGTTCGTGCTCACTTTTTCCTGCGTACTTTTGTGCGTAGATATAGAGCTCTATGACTTTCCCACGACTTCATCACGAAATCCATCGGCCTCTTTCTGAAGTTTCTCCGCTTCTGTTTTAATGAAAAGCCAGAGCTTCAGTCCAATATCTGTGTTCTTTAAAAGCTTGTATGCATTTTCTGGTGTATAGGGCGGCTCAACAGACTCCTCATTTTCAATGAACTCAACACCTTTCCAGTCTTCAATAAGATGTGATGCCACAGCCTCCAATAGGAGCTCATGAAAGAGCTTGTCATCATTACCAGCTAATGAAACATCGTATCCTTTAGATACAACCTGATTCCGGGCACGTTCTTCGGCGACCTGAAATGCTTTATGAGCAATGCCACGTATTTTAAATTCAGCGCCCTGGAATTCGCGCCATGCTGATACTTCTTTGTTTTGAGTAATTGCGACTTTTAAAGCCATGATTCTATCCCAAAAAGAAAGGCCCCGAAGGGCCACAATTAGATAAGTGCACGAGTAATCGTGGGTGATACTTTTACGTGAGCAAAACTAATGTCTTGTGTAATCAGGTCCTCAAGTCCACCATCCGGGTGCCCTGCTTCCATAACTTCCAGCTGTGGAAAGTTGAAAGTATATTTACTGTTTTGGCTATCATTAATTTCAAAGGCCAACGTCATTTTTGCCCGTGATTTAATGTTGTCGATATAGGCAGCAGAAACACTTGAGAACATGAAGGAACCAGATACTTCAATATCCATAACCTTTTCAACATACTTCTCAGGAGTGAGCTTGCCAGAACCAATACACCGCACAGCTTCAAGATTGTTGTTGAAGTTTATAGTGAGGGACTGCAGGCAAGCGACACCCTGAATTGACTGGTTATTCACCAGTAAATTAATAAGGTTGGTTGCGCTGACCAATGGACGGGAAGAAGCAGCTACAGGAGCCGTTACAGGATTAACAGTTTGACGAGTGAATGAGGTTCCAACCAGCCCAAAATTACCAGTAATTTTTCCAGTCGTACCGATAGTCAATTCACCTGTATTAATCTGAACTCCGCGATAAATGAAGACTTGACCAACATCCTCAAATACTTTAACGAACGTAAATGATTTACGCACATTGCCGCCAAAGTTCAGCACATTAGCTGCCCAGTTATTACAGGCCAACGCACTGAAGAACATGTCGAATGTGCCGAGTGATAATTCAAATTCCAGTGTGCCAGTAACTTCTGCCTCTGTGGCCATTGCACCTGAACGGAAGCGCGTATCAACAATTTCATTGCTCTGTTCAGAGGTTACATTTTCAGATAATGAATCAGATACCCGACGTATTGTATTCCAGACTGGGCTTGCCGGGGTCTGCCCTAGCACTGTTTCTTCACAGGCATAGAGTTTAATTTTTGCGCCTGAACTCATATTGTTCTCCAAATTTTAGGTATTAAAAAACCCGCTTATTTAGCGGGCTGTTCTTCAGGTGATTGGGTGGCTGGGTCTTCTGCTGTAGCGACACCAGTATTTGTTTGGTCTGATTCTGTTATCTCAGGATCATCTATAAATTCCGGCTCTGGCAAACCTTGTAAGCGCAAGCTAATAAAGCGCCCCTCAGGAATATCACGCGGCTTAAGCAGATTCGGAACAATATCGCCAGTTTCTTCATCAAACTTTTTAGCAAAGGTTTTAACCTGGATATCACCACTTTCAAGTTGCTGATATTTGACTGCGACCAAGACATTGCCATTCGCATCTTTAGGCATCTCGATGTACCAGCCTTCTTGCGCAAATCCAAGTGAACCACGAATAAGATAATTACCCACATCAACTTTTTCAAAAATGATTTCTTGAAGCTTTGCCTCATCATTTAACTCAATATGATCTACATAAAGGTTGCAGATTGGCGATGCTGCTTTGATATAACCGTTAGCATCCAATGTTGTATTTGAAGTGTGATATAAGAAACCCGAATAGTCGTATTCTGTTACTGCTGCATCAGTTTTAACAGTTTTAAAATAAATTCTTGGGGTAGAATAAAATGCTTGTATACCTAGCATTGCAGGCTTTCCAGTCCCATAACGCGATACTATTACATGCGAATATTTATAATTTGTATTAGTTTCAGCTACGTCTCTATATGTATAGAAGCCGGTAGGTGGTGCTTTAGATGGATCATTAAATTGGGCAGGTGTTAAAGTTGGAGTGAAATTAGCCCCTACGCCGAATGCGCCAACTTGCATTATATTGCCAGATGCTTCACCCACATTTTTAGTTGCTGCATCTCCTAGACCCAAATTACTTCGAGCCTCAGAAGCCGTTTTGCCTCCGGTTCCTCCCTGCGCTACGCTTAATGCAGCAGTAAGACCTTTAATTTCAGTAATATCATTATTGGAACCACTCCCGGCAGCTCCAAGATTTTTTCTTGCATCTTCTGCTGTGCCTGCTCCTGTCCCGCCTTGAGCTACTACAGCAGTGCCTTGAACTTGAGAAAAGTTTGGCGCAAGACTGAGACTACCAGATGCAAAAGGTAAAGAAAATTGCAAGCGTCCTTGGCCTGTATTGATGGGAATAGGCCGATGGTCCCAGTTAAATTTGAAAACAAGATTTGGCATTAGTCCGTTACTCCATCGACAACCTGAAACGTCAGTGTCTCACTGTGCTGTGTTACGCCATCCTTGATACCTTTAATATCCATTTTGACGAGACCTAAAGGCCACATTTTGGTATCAGCTGCAGACTTGATGTTTAGCCAACCTTTTTGTGTCGCCTGACTCAAAACGGTACATGTAAATGTGGCAACATCCGCCCCATCTTCATTTCGTTTAGCTTTCGATGTAAATGTATAGCCAGTTAAATCTACTGCACGCTGAGGGTCATTGAGTGGTAAGGCTAGATTCTCATCCGTATCTGTCAACAGCAGGTTCAGATTAAAAGTATCGCCACGCTTAAAAACTTGAGTACTCATTTAAGTTTCCTTTTGGCATAAAAAAACCGCCCTGTAAGGCGGTGGATAATAAAAAAAACACCCGAAGGTGTGTATTTGTTATGGCTTAAAGTCTATATCAACCAAGGCCTTTGAAACTTCATACTGTTTGGGACTACCCATCGAAGTGGTATCCACTAAGTCAATATATACACTGCAAATTGGTAAGTTATTTTCCTGCTGCCACTGAGATATTTCGGCCTGAACTACTGCTGCAATTCGCTGCTCTAATTCCTGCTTTTTTGCTTCGATTTCGTGAAGCATTTCGGTGTACTTATTCATATTAATTAACTCTGAAGTCAGCTAATACCAAGTATTGCACAAAATCATTATCTTCAGAACGTCTTGGTGCATGGACTAAAGGGATTTCCAGATGACTTACGGCCAGTTCACGAAGATGATCACGCCAGTAATCGGCAAGCTGCGTCAGTGCTTTCTCACCAGTGTTCTTCCGACCAAAACACTGAATCGCAATCTGCCCTACATCCCGATAACACAGGCCGTTACCTAAACCTGCAATAAAACTTGGTCCATAGTTGATGGTAACGCGGCACCAAAGACCAGTAGTCGGAACGGTAAAGTTAGGCGAGTTAGGATATTGAACCCGGTCTTGAGTAATACCTGTAA